AAGGCTCGTCAGATTGGTTTTAGTACGTTGGCTGCTGCCTACAGTTTTTGGTTAGCATATTTTTTTGCTGACCGTTTTATTGTTATGTTGAGTCGCACTGAACGTGAGTCTGTGAAGTTGTTGTCTAAGGCTAAGTATGGTTACAAGTTTTTGCCGCAATGGTTTAAGTTGCGTGGTCCGCAACAAGTTACAGAACATCAGTTGAAAATGATTTTTGATAACGAATCCGCTATAGAGTCGTTGCCGTCTAGTAATGACCCTGCTCGTGGTGAGTCTGTGTATTTGGTTATTGTTGACGAGTGGGCGTTTTTGCCTAATGCTGAGGAAGCGTGGGCTTCTATTGAACCTGTTACGGACGTTGGTGGTCGTGTGATTGGTTTGTCTACTGCTAATGGTTCAGGTAATTTTTATCACGAGTTGTGGGTTGGTTCTCAAACCAACGCCAACAAATTTAAAGGCATCTTTTTTCCTTGGTCTGCGGACGGTGAACGTAACCAAGATTGGTATGATGCCAAGGCGGCAAACATGCACCCTTGGCAACTACACCAAGAGTACCCAACATTCCCCGAGGAAGCATTTATTAAGTCGGGTAATCCTGTTTTTGATATTCAAATGTTGGATGATATGTCTGTTGTGGAACCTAGTCGTGGGTATTATCATTTGTATTCTGATGGTAATGGCGAGTTTCGTTATTCCGATAACGGCGAGTTGCATGTTTGGGCTTTTCCACAAAAAGAATCTGTTTACGTAATTGGCGCTGACGTTGCTGAAGGTTTATCTTACGGTGACTATAGTTCTGCCCATATCATAGAGGCTAAAAGTGGTGTTGTTGTTGCTACTTGGCATGGTCGTATTGAACCAGATTTGTTTGGTGAAATGTTGGCTGAGTTGGGTTGGTGGTATAATACTGCGTTATTGGGTATTGAGAATAATAATCATGGTTTAACTACTCTTAAGGCTGCTCAGAAGCATGGTTATAAGAATCTTTATAAGCAGCGCCGTTTGGCGCATGTTCGTCCTGAGGCTACGGATATTTTGGGGTGGCGTACTACGGCTACTACTAAACCTTTGGCTATTGATGAGTTGTCTGCTGCTATGCGTACTGATACTGTGCAGGTTTATGACCGTTTGACTATTGCGGAGTTACGTACTTTTGTTCGGAAGGAAAACGGTAAGATGTCTGGTAGTCCGCATGATGACCGTGTTATTTCTTTGGCTATTGCTAATCAGATGTTGAAGTATGTTTGGTTGCCTGAGTATCGTCCGTCTAGTAAACCGCCTGAAAATAGTTTGTTGTGGTGGGAAAAACATATTTTTGGGGGTAGAAAAGCGGAAAAAACACCTATTGGCGCACATAATGTGCGCAGTCAGACTCCTTTTAGGTAGTTTGGGAACAAGAAAGTGTTATTAGATGACAAATTTTACTTGCGAAGAATGTTCTAGACAGTTTTATGATGAACAATTGCCCCATCGTGGTGCAATTTGTTTTGGCTGCCACATAAAAAGTGTTCGTTTGGGTTTTACTTACGGCAAAGACAACTTTCATGGGGATACTATTGCTGAGAAACAGCGCAAAATTGTGGCGGATGCGGCTATTAATGGAGTGCAGGCTGAGCCTGTAACTAATTGGATGTAATATGGAAGCCGTCATTGTCCCCATTGTTGTTGCTTTGATTACGGGTCCAGTGGTGGTTGTTTTAAACAAGTTACGTTCAGAAAACACTAGTCAACATGCCGAATCTAGGGATTTGTTGCAACAGGTTGCTGATAAAGTTGATAGTGTTGGAACAAAATTGGATGAACATATTGGGTGGCATAAAGGTAGGGACATATAATGGCTAAGAAAAATTTGAGTGATTATTTGGCTCAATCTAAACAACGTATTGAGTCTAGCCGTAAGTGGCGTAAAGAAGATGGTTATGATGGTACTTGGCGGCGCATGGTTGACATGTATAAAGGTCGTCATTTTGACGACTATAAAACTGAAGACCGTATGTTGGTTAATATTTCGTTTTCCACTATTAACGTTATTTCGCCTAGTATTTCGGTAAACTATCCGAAGATTTCTGTCAATGCTGTTAATCCCGATAATGCTGCTCAGGCTGTTATCGCTGAAGCGGTAGTTAATTATTGGTGGAAACATCGTGATATTCGTTCACATTTCCGCCGTGCAGTCAAAGACATGTTAACTGTCGGACATGGTTGGATGAAAGTTGGTTACCGTTTCGTTGAAGAAGAAGACACACAAGGTGGAGACACAGAGGTTTCTGATGCTGTTGAAGGTGGCGAGTCAACACCAACTAGCATAATTTTGGAAGACAGCCCGTTCGCTGAACGGGTTTCACCTAATGACGTGTTTGTTGACCCAGATGCAACAAGTATGCACGATATTCGTTGGATTGCTCAACGTATCCGCCGACCAATCAACGATGTTAAACAAGACAAACGCTACAACAAGGCTGCTCGTGAGCAGGTTAAAGTTATGGCTGTTAGCCGTTATGCTGATGACCCGTCACGTAAAAAGATTCACGACAAAAATGCTGGATACGCAGAAATTTGGGAATTTTATGATGTAGCCAGCAACATGATGAGTATTTTCTCGGAACAGGGTGAAAACTTTTTAGTTAAACCTATAAAGATGCCGTACTCGTTTGGGCAACCGTTTGTAATGTTGCGCAACTATGACATCCCTGACCATTTCTATCCGATGGGTGATTTGGAATCTATTGAACCATTGCAAAAAGAATTGAACGAAACACGTTCACAGATGATGAATCATCGCAAAAAGTTTGCACGTAAATATCTATACAAGGAAAACGCATTTGACCAGTTGGGTCGCACAGCGTTGGAATCTGACCAAGATAACGTTATGGTTCCTGTTATTTCTGATGAAAGTTTGGGGGCTGTTGTCTCTGCTTTCCCAGCAGTTATTAACCCGCCAGAGTTCTATAATCAAACCAATCTTATTGTTGGTGACATTGACCGTATTTCTGGTGTTACAGAGTTTCAACGTGGCGGCGTATCGGAGATTCGCCGCACCGCAACCGAAACATCGTTGATGCAAGATGCAGCCAATGCTAGAACCTCAGACAAGTTGGCTACTGTTGAACAGGCTATTGCAGAAATTGGTCGCCGCATGGTGCAGTTGGCTCAACAGTATATGATTGGTGAACAGGTGGCACGTGTTATGGGCAAAGACGGGGAACCTGTTTGGGTGAACTTTGACCGTGACTATTTGCAAGGTGACTTTGATTTTGAGGTTGCTGCAGGTTCAACACAGCCAGCAAATGAGTCGTTCCGCCGTCAAATGGCGTTACAAATGGTTGATGCGCTTGCACCGTTCGCTGGTGCAGGTATTGTTGATATGGGTAAACTTGCTGCCTATGTGTTGCAGATGGGTTTTGGTGTGAAGAATCCTGACGAGTTTATTAATGCTGCACCGCAACAACAAGGTATGCCTGCTGGTCCTGCTGGTGCTGCGGGTGCGCCACCTGCCAGCCCTGAAGTTGAAGCAATGTTGGCTGCCCAACAAACAGCAGCACAACAGCAGCCACCTCTACCCGCCTAATAGGTCACCAGACACTCTAGGATGCGTTTTAACGCATCTAAACCAGCGGGGGGTATCCACCATACCCCCCGTCTAGGGAACGCCTAGAATAGTATTAGAACAACCATTACGGATTCTAGGAGAAATATGAGCGATGAAATCGCAACACAGTCAGCGGAACCAGTTGAAGGGTCACCCACATCTGATAGTGTAGTCACAGAAACACCCGATACACCTACATTGAACGTGCAGGAATACTCTAACTATAGAGTTCCAGTAAAGTTGGATGGAGAGGAATTGCAAGTCCCACTTAGTGAGGCTATTGCAGGTTATCAACGTCAAGCCGATTATACTCGGAAAACGCAAGAATTGTCTCAGCAACGTGAAAAAATAGAATTTGCTTCAACACTTCAAGCCGCTTTAGAGAATAACCCAGCAGCGACACTCAGTTTATTGTCTCAACATTATGGTGTGCAAAATGCACCGCAGGTTGACCCGATAGATGAAGAATCTTTAACTCCAGAGGAACGTAAGATTCGTGAACTTGATAAACGTGTAGCGTCATTTGAGGAATTTCAGAATCAGCAACAAATTGAAAAAGAAATTGCGGGTTTGCAAAACAAGTATAGTGATTTTGATGTAAAAGAAGTTGTGTCATCCGCTTTGCGTATGAATACAACCGATTTGGAAGGCGTGTATAAGCAATTGGCTTTTGATAAAATTGTGGCACAGTCCAAGTTAGAA